CGCTCGCGCTCCTCCAGCTTGAGCAGCGCGATCCGCTGCTTGACGCCCTTCTTCCGCGTCTCGATGCGGAACCGCTCGATCTCCAGGTCCAGGGCCTTCTCGCGCTCCGCTCTTGTCTGGGCCTCCTCTTCGGCGAACCGCCTGCGAATCGCGGCCAGCTCCTTCTCACGGGCCTTCTCGACCAGGGCGATATCCTGGCCGGCCTCCCGGGCCATGCGGACCTTGCGGTCGTAGGCCAGGCGGGTGAGGGCCAGCTCGCGCTGGAGGTCGTCGCGGATCTGCTGGGCGTCGAGGACCCGCAGTTCATGGAACAGCTCGACGTTGCGGCGCTTGTACTCAGCCGCCGCCTGCTGAAGGGCGTCCCAGATCTGCCCCGGAAGCGCCCTTGCCTTGCGGAGCAGGTCCGGAACGGAGCCGACGATCCGGTCCAGGAAGTTCGGCCCGGCCGGCGCGGCGGGCCCCTTGTCCTGCTGGGCCTTCTTGACCGCGGCGTCCATGTCGGCGATGGCCTTGCGGAGCCGCTGGGCGTTGGCCTCGGCGCCCTTGATCTGCTTGTCCACGTCGCCCAGCGTGGCGGCCAGGGCCTTGGCCTCGTCGCGCTGGCGCTCCAGCTTCTGGATTCGCCCCGCGCGGCCGGTCCGCCAGTCGCTGCCGAAGAGCGAAGCAATCGCGTTGGCAGTGTTGGTCACCGGGTCGCCGTAGATGGGGACGCTCTCGATCTCCTTTTGCTTGGCCTTGGCCGTCTCGGCGGCTTGGCGGGCGGCGTCGGCCTGTTGCCGGAGCTGCTTGATCTTGGCCTCCGTCGCGCGCAACTCGTTCTCCCAGGCGCGCTTCGTGTTCTCGGCCAGGGCCTTGTTCAGCAGTTCCAGCAGCTTCGCCGCCGCGCCGGCCGACTTGCCGAGCCCCTCGATGGCCCCCGCCATGGTCGGATACGCCTTGATGAGGTCGTTGGCGAGGGCCTTGGCCTCGACCATTTCTTCGTTGGTCAGGTGCTGCTTGGCGCGGAGCTCGGCCAGGCGCTTGGCCTTGATCTTCATCTGCTCGTGCTCGGCCCGGACCTGGTCGGCCGACTTGTAGCTCAGGTCCGTGAACGCCTGGAACTTCGGCAGCAGCGAGCCGATGGCGCCCGTCAGCCGACGCAGAACGGCCGACCAGTCGATGGTGGAGGCGATGAGCACGCCGAGGACGGTGGCCATGAGGGCCGCGGGGTTCTTGGCCAGGAACATCAGCGCCGCGGACAGTCCCTTGACGGCGAAGATCGCAGCCTTCACCACCCCGATCAGGCCGCCGATGATCGTGGAGAGCGACGAGATCACCGCCCCCAACGTCACCAGCGCCGCTCCAACGGCCGTGATCGTCGCCACGACCTTCATCGTCTGGACGATGGCGTCCTTGTTGGCCTGCACCCAGCGGATGACCTGGCCGACGTTGGTCTTCATGTCCCCGGCCAGCCTCCGCAGCGTGGGCGCCAGCGCCTCGCCGACGACGGACAGCACCTGCACGACGGACTGCTTCAGTTGGTTGAACGTGTGCGTCAGCGTGCTGGTCATCTTGGCGTAGGCGGCCTCGGTGGCGCCGGCCTTCTGCCCCATGGCCTCCACGTCGGCGACGAAGCCCTTCATGTTCTTCAGCGCTGGGATCACGCCGCGAAGCGCCCTGGCGTTGGGGAACAGCTTCGTGACCGCATCCGGCGGGAGCTTGGCGATCCGCTCGAACACGCCCCGGAGGCCCTCGGACTTCAGCGTCGCCGATGACATCTCGAATCCGAGCTCGCGGGCGTACTTGGTCGCCTCGGCCGAGGGCTTCAGGAAGCTGAGGATGATCTGGTTGACGGCCGTGACGGCGTTCTCGGTCTTCACGCCGTTGCGGGTCAGAACGGCCAGGGACGCCCCCAGCTCGTCCAGGTTCACCCCCGCACTGGCGGCCGTGGACGCGACCATGCCGATCTGCGGGGCAAGCTCGGCGAACGTGGTCTTGCCGCGCTTGACCACGGTGAACAGAAGGTCCGAGACCTCGCCCGCCTTGTCGGCCTGCATGCCGTATGCGTTGAGGATCGTGGTGATCGCGTCGGCCGCGACGCCCGTGTCGGTCAGGCCGGCCTTGGCCGCCCGGGCCGAGACGGCCAGCACATCCAGCGCCTTCTCGGCCGGGATGGACGCGGACAGGATGTCATACAGCCCCTTGGCCAGCGTCTCGGTGGACTCCCCGAAGCCGGCCGACATCTCGCGGAGGCCCTTGCGGAAGCGCCCCATGTGCGCCTCCGGCTCGTCGAGCATGGTCGAGACGTTGGCGAGCTGCTGCTCGAAGTCGGCGAAGACCTTCGCACCGGCCAGCAGCGGCGCGCCCATGACCGCGCCGACCTTGACCAGCGCGCCGCCGACCTTGCGGACCTCGCCTCCGAACGCCCGGAGGCGCGCGTTGGCGCGCCGAAGCCCGCGGACCAGCTTGCTCTGATCCGCGGACAGTTCGACGTAGGCCCGGCCGGCCCGAATGCCGCCAGAAGAGACCACCGTGCTCTACTCCCCCGGCGGCGTGCTCTTCCACAGCCGGTCCTTCACGCGGGACCAGGCCAGCGCCAGGACCACCGCGAAGATCGCGCCGATCCAGCCCGCGATGGACTGGGCCGTCTCTTCCGGCGGCGCCTGGACGCCGAACGTGGCCGACACCCACGCGAAGACCCAGAGCAGGCCGCGCAGGACCGTGCCGACCATCGCCTTCTCCAATGCCTTGATGATGTCTTCCATGACGCACCTTGCCTTCCGTGTTGGTGGTGTTTCCTGACCGGAGCCGACGCCGGGCTACTTCAGCCCCGGGACGAGCGGCAGAAGCTCGCGGGCCAGGTCGAGCAGCTTCAGTGCGAAGTTGGCCTCGATGTAGCCCTGCACGCGGGCCGACTCCAACTGCCGGGCGAGCTCCTTGCACCGCTGCTGCTGGACCTCGTTGAGCGGGATCGTCGGCGTCGAGTCGTGGCCTTCGATCTCCAGTGGGAACTGTTGTCCGTTCTCAGTCATTGCTCGGCGTCCTTTCCGTTATGGCGGGCGGGATGGCGTCCGCCTTGGTGATCTGGTTGCGGAGGCTGGCCTGGAGGTACGCCTTCCACTGGGCCGACACGTCCGCGCGGTAGATGCTGAACTCCTTGCCCTGCCGGCTGATCTCGATGATGTAGTCCAGGTTGTCCACGGTGACGCGGTACAGCGCGTCCCGCCGCCGCTCCTGCTCCAGGTAGTTTGCGAAGTGGCCCTGCATGGCCTTGACCACGCGCTGGGCCAGCGCGTCGGCGTCGGCCTCGGGCATCTTCTCGGCTACGGCGATAGCGCGCACGTCCCGGCCGAGGCTGGCCATCAGCGCCGCCTGGCGCTTGGCGTCGGAGGTGCGGACGGCCTGGTCGTAGGCGACCACGCCCTTCTTGGCCTCTTGGGCCGCGCCGATCACGTTGTCGAAGGTCAGCAACTCCGTGGCCGTGCCGGCCGTGCAGCCGCCCGTCAGGACCGGGCACAGCAGGATAATCGCCGTGCCTACTGCAATCTGGATGCGTCTCATGGTCGGATTCCTTTCCGTTTGCCGCCGTGCCTACCGGCAGGCTTCTCGATGAACGCCTTCTTCAGCACCCGGATGTTGCCGGCGGTGATCGGAACGCCCGCCTTCCGCCGGCCTTTCAGGTACGGATGGAAGTCTTGCGGCTTGGCGGCCCGCGTCTTCTTCGGGTCGCGGTTGACGTTGTAGATCAGGGCCAGCAGCGCCGCCGCCGGGTCCCAGGTGGCCCGCATGCGGGCCTCGGCCATCCGCACCAGTTCCCGCAGCGTCAGGGGGCCGGGATCGACGCCGACGATTCCGGCGAGCTCCCAGACGGCTCGCCAGCAGCTTCGAGCTTCCGCTTGAGCTCGTTTTCGATCTCGTCGCCGGCCAGCTTCTTCGTCGCCCAGTCGATGGCGATCCCGCGCAGCTTGCGGGTCTTGGCCAGCGCCTGGCCGACGACCTGGCGCCGGCCCTTGGGGAAAAAACCCACCACCTCCTCCAAGAGGGCATCGGTGGCGTCGGCGATCACGTCGCCCGCCATGGCCCGGCCGAAGTCCTCGTCGCTGACACCGGCCTGGTCGGCCTGCGGCTTGCACAGGGCGTAGATCACGTCGCAGAGCAGCACCGGGTCGTCGGCCAGGCGGTCCATCAGGTCGCCCGAGAGCGTGTCGATGGCCAGATGCACGCCGACCAGGCCGTGCACGCGCTTGACCGCGGCCGTGGTGATCTCGATCTGCCAGGTCCGGCCCGCGTTGTCCTTGAACGCTTTCATGGGATTCCTTTCCCGCCAGTCGCCGCGCTACACCGAACCGGAGACGCTGGCCGACTCGCTGCCCTCGTCCTCAGGCACCCAGCGCGGGGCCGTGGCTGAGTAGGTCGGCTTGGCCGTCACGCTGACGGTGAGGGCCTCTTCCAGCGGCTCGGACCGGCTGAAGTTCGTGATGGAGAAGTCCGCGATCAGGCCCTCGGCGTCGGGATCCTCGATCACCCGGTCCAGCACGGCCAGGCCGATCAGGAGGTTGTCGAAGTAGGCGTCCTTGATGGCCGCGAAGCCGGGGTCGTCGGTGTCCCAGACCATCTCCCATTCGACGCTGGCCTCCTTCAGCGTGCCGACCGTTGCCCGCCAGCCGTTGTTGCCGCGGGTGGTCACGTCTGCCTCGCCCTTCTCCAGGTTCAGCGTCAGGTCCTTGACGTTGGTGATCTCCGTCCAGGTGGGGCTTCCGCCCGCGCCATCGACGCAGAAGTAGAGATGGGCATCCATTCCCAGTACGTTGGACATCGTTGTGCTCCTTCCCGCCTCAGGCCACGGAATCCTTCCACATGGCCGGAAGCTTGGGCTTCTCTGTCTCGAAGGCCGGCTGCATGAACGGCCGCGGCCGGTACCGCATCGTCTTGAGCTTGGGCCGGCGCCGCCCCACGCGGCGCTGCACCTGCCCGCCGTATTCCAAGAGCTCCGGCGCCTCCGGCTTGCTCCGCAGCGCGACGGGGCCGATCACGACCGTGCGGTCGGCCCGGTCGTAGCCGAAGAAGATGAAGCGCTTCAGCAGGCCGGTGTGGCTGCTGGGAGGCTTGCCGGGGTCCGAGACGCGCTTGCGCCTGCGGATGCTGCTCTTGGCGCCCCGGCGGACGAACGCGCCGAACTTCGACAGCACCTTGCGCGTGGCGCGGTCCACGGCGCCCGTCACCGCGGGCGACGTGAAGAACGCCTGCTTGGCCATCTTGAAGTCCATTGCGAACATTTCTTGCCGCCAAAAGGTCTCACCGGAACAGCCGGAACGTCAGCGTGATAAGGCTCGTGAACTGGCGGAGCTCGGCCATGTGCTCGGTCGAGTAGATCGGGGCATTCGCCACCGCCACGCACGTCGCGCCGGCGTTTTCGAGCCGCCGCATCCGCCAGAAGTCCATGACCTCTTCCGCCAGGTCCATCAGCGGGTCGAGTTCGGCCGGGCTGTCTTCCTTGAACTTCTTCTGCACCGCCACGTGGACCTGCACGTCGTACTGCTGCTTCGTGCGGGATAGGGACGCGAGCTCGACCGCGTGGGGCACGACCGTCACGTGCAGGACGGCCATGTCCTTGAGCTCGAAGGTAGGCCGGTACTGGCGCGTGGCCGTGAACGGCTGGCTGAAGCTGTGGCCGTTCATTGCGTCCTTGACGGCCTCGGCAATGTCCACGGCTACCGACACGTCCCTACTCCTCGATCTCGATGTCCAGCTTCGCCGCGATCTTGACCACGTTCTTGTCGATCCGGCCCATCGTTTCGCACGTCTCCCGCAACCACATCTCACGGCCATGGCAGGTCGAGTGGATCGCCGCGATCTCGGCCTTCAGGTGCACGATCTCGCCCTCGACCAGGGCCATACGCGCCCGCAGGCCGAACATTCCCGAGACGACCCACCACACCGCGCCGGTCAGCACGCCGCCGCCCAGGAGGATCGCAGCAATTGACAGCAGAATCTGACCGGTCGTCATGTCGCCGCCTCCGTGCCTACGAGCTTGGCGTGAATCCGCAGCGTGTGGCCGTGCGGGTCGCTCGGCCGCCAGTGGCCCGCGCCGCCCAGGTCCATCACCTCGAACACGTGCACCTCGTCGCCGACGGTGACGCGCACCTGGTCGCCCGGCTCGGGCAGGACCTTCTCGCCGGCCAGAACGAGCTCGGCGGCGCTGACGAGGAAGTCCGTGGCCTTGGCCTGGACGGTCGTTCCGAATTCGTCGGCGACCTCATAGGTCGTCTCGCCGAGGGTGGCGGACACCTCGACCGACTCGGCGCCACGGCTGTAGGCGACGGTGCGCGACGCGTGCTTGACGCGCATGCCGTCCAGCCAGGCCAAGCCTTGTTCGAGCAGGTCCGCCACGGTTCGCCGCTCCCGTCGCTACACGCTGGCCGAGGCGCTAGCCGACTCGCCGGCCGATGCCGACTCGCTCGCCGACGCCGACTCGCTCTCGGCATCGTCGTTGATGTTCCCGACGTAGCCCTGGCTGAGGCGGGCGCGGACGGTCTCGTCGTCGTCCGCGGCGCGAGCGACGGCCTGGCCGATCAGCGGGTTCGCGCCCGACTCGTCGTCGAGCTTGGCGACCTCTTCCGCCTCGTCCCAGAACACCGACTCGCCGAACTCGATGGCCGAGCCGGCGCCGGAAGCCTTGGGGAAGTCGAACACGCCGACCACCGCCAGAGCACCGAGCGTCCCGGCCGCGATGGGCCGCTTGGCGACCCCGAGCAGGTCGTTACGCGCCACCACCTGGCCGGCCGCTACGGCCTCGGTGGGCGTGAAGTCGATGGCGTCGCCGTCGTGAATGAAGTTGACCTTGTGTGCCATGGTCCGAATCTCCTGTATCTGAGGGCGGGCTTACGCCTCGCCCTTGGCCTTCACGCCGCCCTTGGGATCCTGCAAAGCACACCCGAAATCGTGGTAACCCCTCATCTGCACGCCGAGGACATTGAAGTCCGCCTCGGCCGTCTCGATGGTGGGCGACTCCTGCCCGTTGAGGAACGCCACCTCGATCACCGGCAGGTCCGCCGGGTCGGCCAGGAGGTACCAGGCCTTCGAGGAGTTGCCCGTGTAGGCGCTGTTGGACAGGTACCGGCTGACCTCGACGCGGAACTTGCCCTGGTGCGGGTTGGCGATGGGGTACTTCGTGCTGGAGGTGGTGTCGCGGATCTCCAGCGACTTCCACAATTGCGTGCCGATCGCGCTGAGGGCCGTGGGCACCAGCACGATGGCCGGCATGACGCCGATGGGCTTGCCGTCCGAGTCGGTCTGGTCCATGAAGGCGATCTCGGCCTTCGTCAGCCCGTCAATGCTCAGGACCGTGTCGGCCCCCGTAATGTAGTTTCTGTTGGCCGTCTTGAAGAACGCGCTGTTGCT